CGCACCCGCCTGGGCGTTCGCCGCGACGGCAGACGCGCCTGATGCCTGCGTAGTCTTGCCCACCAGCATCTGCACCGCCTGATACGCCAACCACTGCGCGGCCATCTGACCGAGGGCGTTGACGATTGAGCGCAGCATCGACTCAGCGATGCCGGCGAAGGCTTCCTCCAGTGTCTCGGCATCGAAGATCATCGACTCAAAGGCGTCGCCCATCTGGCCGCTGAAGTTCTCGATCACCGATGCTGACAGCTCATCGAACGATGTGAGGTTGTCTTCGGCTGATTCGAGCCAGCGCTCCCAGAAGCTGCCGTTTATTTCCAGCAGTTGCTCGGCGCGATCTTCCTCCAACCGGCGCAGCAGTTCGGTCTGGGCTTGGCCGGTGACTTCGGTGTTCTTGAGGATAATCTCGCGGCGGCGTTCGTAGGACGCCTGAATGCGCTCCTCTTCGGTAGCCAACGCATCAACGATGTTGAGCACTTCGTCGTTGATGCGTTTCTGCTCCTCAGCCAGTTCCTTGGCTGCTTCCTTCTGTGCATCCAATGCGGAAACGGTATCCAGCAGCGTGCGGGCATATTCAATCTGGGTGTCGGTCGCGCCCTGCATTTGCAGGTCGTAGATCTTCACCTTATCCGCGCTCATGCCCCAAGTGATGGCAGCACGCTCAAGTGCGGTGATCTCGGACTGAATAGCTTCTGCCGCTTTTGCTGCCGCCTTGGCCGCTTCGTCGTTATCCTCCGAGAAGCCCGTTAACTCGCCGCGTGTCTGCACGGCTTGCTCGCGCATAGTCTTCAGCAGCGCAGCAACTTGATTCAGCCGACTGGTTGGGTCGCTGGTTTGATTACCGCTCCCGGCATCCCATATGCCGTTAAGCACACTGGCATACTTGTCAGCGCTTTCCTTGATATCGTCGAAGCCAATCTCAAGCGCCCCCTTGAACGCGTCCAAGTTCGTCGCCACTTTGCCCGCAACCACCGCCGGAGCGAGTGGGCCGAACAGCAGATCGCTGGCCTCAACTCCCGCCGCACTGAACCCGGCAGCCATCGCGGCGATACCCTTGCCGAACAGCTGGAACGCGGCGTAAGCGCCGAACGCAGCAGCAGAGATACCCTTGACGATGTTGCCAAGCGTTTCACCCATCTCAGCGGCGATGTAGCCGTCAGCAGTTACGTCTGAGAACTCGCTGGCCAGATCGGCCAGCACAGGCAGCAACCCATCAGAGATCTGGTTCTTGAACCCGGCAGTCGCCTGCTCGGAGATGAAGATCGCGGCGTTCAGCTGGTCGACGCTGTTCAGCGTCTTGTCGCCGATGATGGCGCCCGCGAGCTCGGCCTGATCGCCCAGCAGCTTGAAACCGGCACCGCCGTCACGCAGCAGCGGGATCAGCGCTGTGGTGTCACTCGCCATGCTTTCCAGGTAGAACGACATCTGCTCTTGCGATGCGCCTGCCTTCTCCAGGCTGTCGTAGTACAGCTGCAGCGCCTGCGGACCAGAGAGGCCACGGAAGGCATCGGCTGTCAGGTCAATCTTCGGGGCAATCTGCTCGAAGAAGTCCTTCATGCCCCCTCCGCCGGTCTGCTCGAACTCACCGACCTTCTCGGTGAAGTCTTTCAGCTGGTCGGCCAGCTTCTCCTGGCTGATGCCAACCACATCAGAAGCGATTGCATAGCGCTGAAACTCCTGTACGCCCGCGTTGGCCAACTGCGCCTGCTGAGTAAGCGCGTTAGCCAACTGCACCTGTGATGCAACCAGGGCAACGGTGGCGCCGGCAACCGCTGCCACGACCACACCCGCAGCCTTGCCGGCGGCCTGCAGGTCTTTCTCTACCTGCTTGCGCCATTTAGCTGAGGAGCGCTCAGCCTGGTCCATGCCTTGCACAAAGCCGCCGACCTTGGCGACCAGATCAACCGTCAATACGCCAAGCGACTTAGAGGCCATTCCTTTTCTCCGGGCAATAAAAAACCCGCACGAGGCGGGTTCTTTTGATCAGCTAATTTCAATCACCAGCAGCAAGGCAAACTTGGTATGCCTTATTTCCAAACTCGGTTATCTCACGTCGCTTCGACTCTTCCGAGTAGCGTAGGTCGCGCTCATAGGCAGTGATAACCAGCTCTCTTGTCAAGGCTTGATACGCGCCTTCCTGCTGATCAGCAGCCATCATCATGGCAGCCATCGGCACCTCAGACTGCCTAGCCTCCATGATCTTCATGGCTGCTGCCGAGACAGTTGCGCACTCATCAGCAAGAGCACCAAAGGACAAAAAAGCGAAAGCAAAAAGATACTTAGCCACGTCTACTCCTCCCTGATTGAAAGGGAGGAATGTAGCAGCTAAGACCATCACCCCCAAGCCGCCATCGCCTCTTCCAACGTCAGATCCGGCACGTCGAAGTGCGGCATAAAGTCCGCGGGCTCGTGGTTGCCGTGCTTGCTGTGGGTGTTGGCATACATGGCTGAGAGCCGAGCAACTGCGGCCTCGGTCATCAGGCCGGCGTTCAGGCTGCCGCGCTTGGCTCGGTAGGCCTGCCACACCCTGACCTCAGCCAGCGTCAGGGTGTGCTTTGCCTGCTCTATGCTGTGGCCACCAATGCCGTGCATGACCAGCTCACAGAACAGTTCGTCTTCATCGCTCAGCTCTGGGGCTTTCCCCCGTTGCTGACCTCGGCGATGACCGTCAGCAGGGCCATGGTGAGGTTACCGTCCAGCGCGCCGCCTGTACGCTGCGGAACGCCATCATCGTCCAGCACAGGGGTGCCGCTCTCATCCAGCACCACGGGGCCGTCGGTAATGTCCTGCGCAGCGAATACCGGCTTGCCGTGCTGATCGCAAATACAGGCTGCAATGCGCCCGGCAATGCCGTCACGCTTGCCAGCCAGGGCTGCTACATCAGATACCGCAGAGTGGTAGGACAGAGGACGCACAAAAACAGTCGCGGTGAACTCTTCCGCGCCCTGCTTCCAAGTGATCTCGCGTTCCACCGGGGCGCCAGTGAAGGCGCCCGTCTGCTTGAGGGTTTCAAGGTTCAGGTTCATCAGTTCACCTTACGGGGTTACTTTCTTGATCCAGACTGCCGGGCCGGAGCGCTGAACAGCGACGGCAGTCTTGACGGTGGAGTTCATCGGGAAGTCGAACGGGAAGTCATTCACATAACCGTCGTACAGGTACCAGGTGCGTGTGGTCGGCAGCTCGAAGTCATCGCCTGCGCTGTTGAGCGTCGGCGCGATATCCAAACCATCAGACCAGCCGAGCGCCCACTTGAGCGAATCGTAAACCTCGTCGTCCGACTCGGCTGCGGTGTGCAGACGAACGTGAGAGTCATTGCGCGGATCGGCATCAATGGTGAAGGTCGCCTGCGACGGGGTTCGCATGCCGCGCAGGTATTCCCGCGTGGTCTTATCCAGGCATTCCACCACAATCTGGTCTGCCGGGTTGCCACCGCCGTTGAAGTTGTTCATGCAGTCGATCTTGACCACTTCCAGCTGTGCCGGGTCAGCGACGGTAGGCATCAGCACATACAGCTGCGTGCCCTGGGTTTTCATTGCCATGGTGTTTCTCCTTGCGGGTTTTGGGTACAAAAAAACCCGCACAGGGCGGGTTGTTCGGTGGCGGCCTGTCAGCGCTCGACAAGCCAGTCAACGTCAAAGCTGTAACGGTAGTGCTTGGTTTCAGGGTCGCGGCTCAGGCCGCGATTCGATACCACATAGGCGCTGCCCTCTATGGCATCGCGGATGGCCTTGGCCACATCGCTTGCGCCGCTGGCCGTCTCTGCCCAGCAGTCGATCTGCAGGCTGTAGCCGTCCATATTGGGCAAGTCACCCAGGTAATTCTCTGGCGCTCCGCCAATGCCCTGCCAGATGGCGTAGGGGTAGGCGGTGCCTTCATCTGCCTCGCCGGGGTATAGCCGCAGCGGAGCGGCACCAAGCAGCGCCGTGACTGCGGCGCTGGCTTTGCACAGGCTGAAGATGGGCGGGTTCATGCTCGCCTCCCCTGCCTGTTGGCGCGTTTGATGGCGCGGGCCAAGGCCTTTTCATATTCGGTTGCGAACACGTTGATGGCCTCGCCGATGTTGTTCTCCAGCGCTGGCCGCATAAACGGCTGTGCGCGCATCTTCTGGGTACCGAACTCCAGCAGCCGCCAGTGCGGCGTGGGCCCGTTGGTGCCTTGGTCCGGGTTGCCGCGCTCACGAATAACGGAGCCGTGCAGCACGCCAACCCGAAAGCCGAGGTCGCCGGTCTGCTTGTTCAGCCTGCCGTTCCAACGCTCGGCGATATTGGCAGCGATCTGCCGGCCAGTCTTGGCGTCGTCCAGCTGGGCGGCACCCTGCTTGGCTTTGTCGCGGATAAGTTGCGCAGCCTTGCGCAGCGCGGTGCGACCGCCCTTGCGCTTGGTCTCATAGGAGACTTCCCGCAGAGTGGCCACCAGCTCATCCACGCCCGTCAGGCTGAACTCGACGCCATCAGCCATTACGCACCCCCTCGCTCACCGGCAGGGTCACGTACTCCCGCCCGCTCTTCGGGTCTGGCAGCACGCCGTGAACGCTGTACACCTGCCCGCGATGCACTGCCCGCATGGTTGCCGACAGCCCCTCACGGTAACGGGTAACGATGCGCGCGGTGATCTGCGATTTGGCCGCCTGGGCGGCTACCAAGTCCCGAGCTGACAGCGGCTCAAAGCTGGCCCACACTGTTGCCAATTCCTGATAGCCGGTGATGACATCCTCGCCGGTGGCAGAATCCTGCTCTTTGATCGGCACTTCCAGCCGGATGCGGTGGCGCAGTTTGCCGTTGCGCATGTCACACCCCCAGGCCGACGCGGTACATGTGCAGCAGTCGATCGACTGTTGGGTTAGCGGTGATCACCGAGCCGTTGGTGGCACCCTCCCGGTTCTCATACAGGTCGCCGACGATCAGCAGCACGGCTGCCTGCACCGAGGCAGGGAACACATCCTCGCTGCTGCTCTCATCCGTCCAGGGCACCGGGCGATTGAGGTATTGGCTGACGTGATCCATAGCCGCATCGAGCATGCGCTGCAGCTCTGGGTCCGTCTCGCTGTCGGGGTTCAGGTCCAGCCGCAGGTGCTGCTTGACGTCAGTCAGCGTAATCATGTTGGTACCCAAGCCTCATTAACCGCCCACGGCCTTGGCTGGCCGTGGAAACACACCACCGCAGCGCCGGCGGGTAAGCCCTTGCCACGGCAGTGCACCTTGTAAGAAACCACCGCGCCGGGCAGCACCTGCTGCCAGCGCTGCGGGTTGAGCACTCCAGCCAGAAAGCCCTGATCGCCCCAGCACTGCGTGGTAACGCAGCGCCGCATGTGGGCGGCAGGGTCTTTCAGCCAGGCGCGCCACACAGCGGCCTTGTCTGCCTGGGCGATGTACATCAGCCCAGAGGCTGGCCGCTGCGGGTGGTAAAAGTCGCTGAGCATGGTGGTGCTACCCACCCGCTCCAGCGGAGCCAGATCGCCCAGCACTACCGTATCCAGATCCAGATACAGCAGATCGCCGGGGATCAGCTCGGGGTCAAACAGGTTGAGCTTTGCCCACCAGCCTGGCCAGTCGTGCCGGGGGCGCACCACCGGCACACCCGGCACATCATCCAGGGTGATGCACACTAGCCCCGGCACCTGCGCTGCCAGCCACTGCACGTGCTGCGGCCCGTACTCCTTGCCGCTTTTGAGTACGCACACTCTGGTTACCAAGGGCTTGCTCCAGTTGCATGCGCGGCCACAGCGTGAGAATGCTGTGCCGGCTTGCGTTGATGATGTCTACACCCACCAGCTCTGGGGCCGCCTGGGCAAACTGCGCCGGGAACTTGCCAATGCTGACGCAATTGCCCAGCCCCGCCGGGTGGTCTCCGTGCCAGTGCCGGCGGCCATCCGGCGCGTACTCGCAGTCGTAACCCAGCATGATGATGCGCTTGGCACCCCAACCCGCGGCTACCAGCAGCGCGCCAACGCCAGAGTTGCGACCGTAGTCGCCCATCAGACGCTCAGTGCGCTTGCCGAAGGTGGCCACCGTCAGCAGTCGCCCGCTGAATGTGTCACGCGCCTCGGCGTAGTGCTTGCGCCACCACGGGTAATCCATGGCGTAGAGGGCATCAGCCCATGGCGCTATTCGGAAGCTGGTGTTGGTGACGATGACCGCGCGGCCGGCTTTTTCTTGCCGCCACGCGCGGACTTGCTCGACGTCTGCTTCGGTGAGGCTGGGGCCGCTGGCGATGCAGACGACTTCGCGCCAGTCCCCTTTTGGGGGTCAGCCTTGTTATCCCTGTAGGTAACCAAGCCGGCCTTGCGCAGCGCCTCGGCCTGGGACTCGCGTTCATCCCACACCTGCCCGCGCTTGAAGCTGTTGCCGTTGTGCTGGAACGAGTGCAGTGCTTTTACTTCAACCATGGTTGCGTCCTCGCAATGGGCGGAGCAGAACCCCGCCCATCGTCGCTATGCGCTATCAGGCGCTGGCCGGCAGACCGTCAAAGTCACCTTTGACGAAGGCTTCGGGGCGATACACGGTCAAGCCCACGCGCTCTTCACAGAGGATGGTGACCATGTTCTTGACAAAGTTGTCGCGGTCTTCGGTGGAGACGGTGACCGACACGTCCTCGCGATCCCAGCCTTGGGCACCCTGTTGGAAACTGCCAACCAGGAAGTCACCAGCATCCATCGCCTGAGTGGCGACCACCGGTCGACCCCACAGGCCCGGTACAGCCAAGCCAGTCGGCGTGGTGAACAGGTACTGGTTGTCGGTGGTTTTGGTCAGCTCGATGGCCGCCCAGTCAAGCGGGCTCAGCACAATGCCGTCGGCGTCGTACTCGGCCAGCGTGGCCTGCAGCAGCGCCAGACGCAGGCGGTCGATAGCGGTCTCTGCCTGCACAGTCACACCCGGGTTAGCATAGGCAGAAGCCTGGGTGTAGATACCGCTGATGTTGAGGCCAACACCAGAACCCTTTAGCAGCTGCGCTTCTTCCTTCAGCTTGAGGCCGTAACGCAGGCGACCGTCAATGTAGCTCTGCAGCATGGCTGCATCACTCAACACTTGGCGAGATGCCCGCACCCAGTGGGCGATGGTGGCAACTGGCGCGGAGTCCGGCTCAAATGTCAGGTCCGATTCCGGCTTCATGCCAGTCGGGTTTTCAGACACCACATCAGCGCTGTTGGTGAAGCCACTCTCGCGGACGTACTCAATCGAGTTGGAACCAGTACGGCCCCAGCTGAGCAGGTCGCGCAGGAAAAGACGGCGCTGAGCAGGCTGGATCAGGCCAACGCGGGTCGGCTCAATCAGGCTGCCGGCAGAGCCGGACTGGCTGGTGATTGCAGCCTTGACCGGGGCGGTGAAGCTGCTCTTCGCGCCACCAGCTGCACGCTGGGCGAACGCCTCAAAGCCTTCCGCTTCCAGGAAGGTTTCGCCCATGGTCTTGGGTGCAGCGGGGCCACCGCCCTGCTCCAGCTTGACCATGTGCTGCTCGGCAGCCTGCAGGCGGGCGTTCAGCTGGCCCTGCTCGATCAGCAGCTTATCAACGCTGGCCTTGGTTTCCTCGGACAGCTTGGCGCTGGCCTTGAGCTCTTTTTCGGAGTTCTCGGCGTAGCGGCGCAGATCATCGCCAACCTGTTTCAGGTCAGCCTGCACCTGCTTGTACTCTTTTTCCACGTCGACATCTTCACCGGCGCGCCCGTACTGGTAGTGCGCCGAAGACTGACGCACAGCGGCAGGTTCAACAAACAAGGCCGGCACCACCACCGCAGCGGCGGACAGGGCCAGGGTTTCGGCGGCAATGCCAAAGGTCATCGGGATGGCCACGGCAATCGCCAGCACCGCCAGAATCAGCGGCGCGCTCAGTTTGAGCTTTTTCATGGGTAACTCCTTACAGGGTCGGGAACGAGATTTTCGGCAGCGGTTCTGCCTGCAGCTTGATGGCTCTGCCATCAGGGGTGGCGTCACGCACACCGTTACCGCCCGCGTCGCGCTGGCCGGCCTTCAACTCTGAAATGAGGCGCTTGGCCTCGGAGCGCGGCATGCCAGAGGCACGCAGCGCGTTTTCTACTCGGCGGGCGCTGTGCGCCTCTGGGCGGTCTTCGCCTCGCTCGATCTCATCAGAGGCGAGCAGGCTGTCAGCAAAGCCCTTCTCAACAGCGGCGCTGCCGCCGATCCAGGTCTCGCCGTCCATCATGGTCTGGATGGTGGCCAGCTCGATGCCGGTGTGAGCGACGTAGATGTCGGCCATGGCCTCGTCAAACGGCTCCAGGTAATCGGCGTAAGAGCGGAAGTCGTGGCGGTTGCCCGCGGCAAACGTCCAGGCGTTGTGAATCATCAGGAACCCAGCGCGGGAGACCTGCACCTCATCACCGGCCATGGCGATGATTGAGGCGGCGCTCGCAGCCAGCCCAAGCACCTTGATGGTCACGTGGCCTTTGTGCTCACGGAACAGGTTGTAGATGGCCAAGCCCTCGAACATATCGCCGCCGGGGCTGTTGATGACCACTTCCACGTCGTTGTCACCAATGCTGCGCAGGGCGGCAGCAATGCGCTTGGCGGTGACGCCTTCACCGGTCCACCAGTCTTCGCCGATGATGTCGAGAATACTGATGGTGTTGTCCGACTCGGCAGCCGCCTTGATCGTTGGATTCCAGCGATCCAGCGCCTTGGGCGACAGGTCAAAGCGCATCGAGCGCACCGGGGCGCTCACCCGGGCAACGGGCTTGTTCTTACGGTCCATTGTTGGTTCCTTGGGGCTGGCCCAGCTGGTCAAGGGTGGTCATGGCTGTTTGCACAGTCAGCTTGTCGGCGTTGCCACCCTTGGGCGGCAGGTTCTCTTTCTGGCGGCCCTCGTCGCGGGTCATCAGGCCGTTGTTCACCATCTTGCTGAGGAACTCGGCACGTCCTGCGCTATCGGCCCGCAGCAAGCCTTCAATGCTGAACTCGGCGTAGTAGCGCTGCCGGTCAACTGGGCTGAGCAGGTCTTTGTTGATGTGCTGTTCAATGCGCGTGAGCCAGGGCCGCAGGGTGAACGTAAGGAAGCCAATCATTTGTTGCTCAATCCCGGTGCCCCAGCTGGTGGACTTCTCGCTGTGGCCGACCATAAAGGGCGGCACGCGAAACCACCGGCAGATCTCCTCGACGCTGAACGCGCGGGACTCCAGCAGCTGGGCATCCTTGGGATTGATGCCAATAACTTTGGCGTCCATGCCGCCTTCGAGCAGCGGCGACTTGCCGGCGTTGATGGCGCCGGAAATTTCCTTGAGGTTCTCCCTGAACTCCTTGCGCTGCTCTGGCTTGAGCACCTGCGTCATGGTGAATGCCACCGTAGGCGACAGGCCACGCTCAAACGTGCCGTTGGCGGCAGTGCTTGCTGCCAACGCTGAACCAAATACCGTGGCGCCATACTCGATGGCAGACACGCCCCAGCAGCCATCCAGGGTGAAACCGGGGATGCGGAAGATCCGGCTCTCCGGGATGATGCGCTGCGTTCCGTTGCGCTCGGTGAAACGGTACTCACGGTTGCCACGGCTATCGCGGGTGATGCTCAAGCGCCGGCGATCGAGAAACACCAGCGCCACCTCACGGTTGCCGATGAACATGCGCTCGGCGAAGCCGCCGTCACGCAGCAGCATTGAAACGATCATCGACTCCCAGAACACCGAGGCCGTGCTCTCGGCGTTCGGGTGGCTGTGAATCAGCGGGTATAGCGGGTGATTGCGCGCCTCTACCCGCCCGGCGCTGGTGCGCTCATACAATCCCAGCGGCAAGGTGGAGATGGTCTCGGCGATCAACCGCACGCAGGCCCACACCGTCGACAGCTGCATGACCGTGCGCTCATTGACCTGCTGGCCGGCCTCGGTCTTGCCGAAGTACGTCCAGAACGCTTCCTCTGTCAGGCCGACCGGCACACCCAGCCAGCTCTGAAACGCTGCCTTGATGCGGCCCGGCTTCTTCTGTTGGTTCTTCATACGATGATCGGGTCCATTAGGAAGGCGTCGATATTGGCGCTGCCCTCTTGCTCACCTGCCGCGCCAACGGCCATGGCCAGCGCGACGATGCCGTCGATGCGGCCCGTGCTTTTGCGCTTGGCGAAAATGCGGTTGTCTTTCTGGTCTGCGTCCAGCACTGCGCCTGCTGCGTTCCAGCGCAGACAGGGGTTGGCCTTGATCTCGATCTGCTGCTCGGTGAGCAGGGTTTCGAGCAGCTCAATTGAGCGCGGCATCCACAGGCCCGACTGCTGCGACTTGGCGTAGCCCTGCCCGTGCGATACCAGCTCAACCATCACGCCCTCGGCGTCCAGCTCTGGCGTCATGTACTTGATGCGGTACGGGTCAAAGGCGATGCCGTCTAGCTGAAACATCTGCGCCAGTTCGCCGATACGCTGAGCAACAAAGCCGTAGTTCACGGCCATACCCGGCGGCGCATGGATGTGCCCCTCGCGCAGCCAGGCGTCATACGGCACCTGGTCAACCCGGGCGCGGTCATACAGCGAGTCACCCGGCGTCCAGAACTCAACAAACGCCCGACGCTGGGTTGGGAAGTACAGGGCCAAGGCCGTCAGGTCTCGGCTGCCGGAAAGGTCCAGCCCGCCGAAGCAGGGCTCGCCCAGCAGTTCTTCAATGTCGAACTCGCGCTCGCAGCGCATCCACACCGGCCCGGATATCCACGGGTTCTCGGCGTCTACCCACTGGCAGAAGTTGAGGCGGCGCACCGTGCTCTCTTTCGAGGGCATGCCGCGAGCCTCGGTGACCTGCTCGCGCAGGTACTTGTATCCGGGCACCCCGCCGTTGCTATCACCGGGTTTGCCGAACGCTAAGCTGGGGTTGACCTTGTGCCAGCAGGCTTCGTCCTGAAACGGGTCATCGCCGTCATCCAGGCTGCAGACAAAGCCGAAGAAGCTGTCATCCTGCTTGGTGCCCGCTGATACCGCTCTGGCGTATTCGTGGTACTCAAAGCAGATACTTGTCTTGTCGTGGCCGCTGTTGGTGATCATCACGATCAGCGCTTGCCGGCGGCTCTTGGTACCGGCCCGCATCATGTCCACGACCATGCGGGTCTTGTGTTCGTGAATCTCGTCCAGCAGCGCGACGTGCGGGCGCGGGCCTGACTGGCCGTCGTCTGCACTGATCGCGCGGAAGAAACTACCACTGGCGGGGTGCGCCAGGTTCCAGACCTTCTCCCCGCGCCCCGTCTTTTCGATGCGGGCGGCCAGCGCCGCGGACTGGTCAACCATCGACACCGCGTCGCGGAACAGGATCATGGCCTGATCCTTCTTTGTCGCGGCTGCGTAGATCTCGGCGCGCGGCTCCTTGTCGCTGGTCATGCCATACAGGCCGATGCCTGCTACCAACGGCGACTTGCCAGAGCCCTTGGCGGTTTCGATGTAGGCAGTGCGGAATCGGCGGTGGCCGTCTTGCCCCTTCCAACCAAACAGGCAGCCAACAATGAACGCTTGCCACGGGTGCAGCAGGAAGGGCTGGCCTTCAAACTCGCCGCCGTTCAGGCAGAGCACTTCCTCGAAGTAGCCAATGGCGCGGGTGGCGGCGTCGACGTCCCACACCAGGCCACGCTCGCCCCCTGTCTTCAGGTCATCCAGGTGGCGTTGGCAGGCGTTGCGAATATCAGGGCCAGCCACAATGCGGCCGGCGATTACTTCTTGGGCATAGGCAGTCGCGCGATCAGAAGTACTTGTCTGCGATTTGCTTTTGCTCATTGGGGAACAGCTCGCCTTGCGGGGCCTCTACCCGCAGGCCTCGACGGGCCAGCGGCGAGAAGCCGAATTGCCTCCCGATGGCGTCAACACGCGAGTTGAACATGGCACGCGCCTGCATCACCTCTGACACACTGCGGTAGCCCGTCCGGGAGGTCTGAAAGTAACCACGCACACCGTTGGCCGAGGTCTCGTTTAACTCGTCCATCATCCGATCCAGCGCCCGCACCTTGCTCAGGCAGTGGCAGTACTCCGCGAGGGTGTGCCCATCCAGGCGCGTCACCAGCCCCAGCTTGAGCAGGTCCGGGATCAGCCCGTCCCAGATCTGGGCGGCCTCTTCGTTGAGATGGTCTGGCTTGTCCGGTGCCTCTGCAGGTACCGGGGGGTTAAGCGCCTCATCGAGCAGCGCCTGCGCGTTCTTCTTGCTGGGGTTGCCCTTGATCAGGTGCACCACCGCAGGTTTGCCCGGGCGGCCTGAATTTCCATTGCCGGCCATAGTCTTCTCCCGACGGCGCTACCCTACCGGGCTGCCGTCCATATACATCAGCTGCGGGGCGTCTGGGTCAGCCTCTTCAGCGAGCGCCATGACCAACGCTTCCAGCAGCTGGTTGGTTTCTTGCTGCAGCTCGATCTGGCGCTCCAGCATTGGGGCCAGGTCCCGGTACAGGCCGGCGTCCAAGCCGCCATCGGCGATCAAC